ACTTACTAAAGAAATAAAACTAAATAAGAAAATCATTCCAAATAATAAAACAATTATCTTTTTAGGATTCATTTTTCTCCATTTCTATTTTTTTGTTTTTTTCCATTTTATTTTTAGTTTTCATTTTTAAGATTAAAAGATTAATTAGGCACTGAACAACAACGGAAACCAATATTGCCGCTCGCAGACGCAGCCCCATAGCCCAAATTCGAGCAGAAAGGACCAGCAAAAGCGCCAAAGTCCCAATTGCCACCCCGCTTCACAGCCCTATCTGTCTGGGTTCCTATAGCAAAATAAGTCCCATCTTTTCCATATGTTCCATCATCTGCTGAACTTAATAATGAATAACTTAAATCAGTTGAATTAATATAATGCCATGCAGCAGTTCCGCTCGGAGAAATTACTTCATCTATTGTCTCATTTGTCCATTCCCAAACATTTCCAGTCATATCATAAACTCCTTCAGAAGATACACAACCAGTCATATGTCCTCCAACACAAGCATCTCCTGCATTTGGTCCTGAATCCGTGCATTCAACAGGAAGCCCGCTTTCAACATTACAGGCTGTTATTTCAGCATCTAAATTATATATGCTTCCTCCAATATTTGCTGAACCAAGCCATTCTTCAGAAGTGCAAAGATGCTTTCCTGCATTTGAGCAGGCAGTTCTTGCTTCTGTCTGGTCAATATAAACCCAAGGATAATGCCCAGCCATTGAACCAGCATAGCCACTATTTGCAAGAAGTGCATCTGTAGAAGCCGCAACCCAACCATTATCATCAGAAGTAGAATTCCAGCTTCCATCTGAATTAAGAGCAACTGCTTCATAATTATCTATGCAATAACCTCCATTCTTATTTATATAACTCATATTAGCTGGACAACTTCCAGAAGAAGGTGCATTATGAATCTTCAAAAGCCCGCTACTTGAAGCAGTATCATAAAGCTCCAATTTCGCCGAAGGCGAAGCTGTGCCTATTCCAATATTTCCTCCTGTTTCAAAAATCGTTGAAGTATTCAAAGAATTAAATACGACATTGCTCGTAGTATTCAGCCACTGGTCAAAAACATTCCCTGTTGAAAGCCCTGTCAAACCTGAACCATCTCCTATAAAAGCATTAGCATAAAGCGTTCCTGTAAAATTCCCATCTCCTATAACATTAAATAAATTAAGTGGCACCGCAGTTCCAATTCCAACATTCCCTGAAGTAGAATTAACAAAAAGAGTATTAGATAAATTAACTTCATTAGTTTGAGCTACGTGTCCTACTTCAAATAAGCTGTTTGGTGAAGTCGTCCCTATTCCAACATTTCCACTATCAGCATCAACAAACAAATCACTAGTTCCCACACTAAAATTATTATCTCCCAAAACTAAATTAGCAGTAGCACCTGTATAAGGAACAAACAATCCAGAACTATTCCATGATCCAATTAAATTTCCAAAAAAATTATCTGCTGTAATATTATTTCCACTAAAATTCCCATTTACAATATAATCAAACTTTCCAGTCCAAGGATTCATTCTAGTTGTTAATCCAATTGCACTTATAGATGAAATTAAGATTATACTAATAAACAATGTTAATATTATTTTATGAATATGCTTCATATATACCACTCCTTTCTGACCATTTTTTATCAAAATTTGTATTACCAGAACCAAATAATGTTGCTATAGGCAAATCATTAGTACTGTATAAATATTTTCTTAACATCCATTCAGCAGATTCACTACCGGTTCCTGGCAATGCAAGACCAATATATCTTGGTTGATATTGATCTTCATAATCTATTAATTGTTTATATGTTAAAGTAGAATCAGTCATTGTTCCACTAATAGCTATTGCTCCACTAATAGCTACAGTTCCACTAACATTAGTCCATAATCTATGATCATTATCTACAATTGCGTTATTAGCACTTCCTAAACCATCCATAATCATCTCAGCCATTATTCGTCCTCCTCCAATTTATTATTCAATATTGTAAGTTCACCTAACATCAACCATAATAGATAATTAGTCACTTCTCCAGATCCATAATTGAATAATGTCTTAACTAAACTTCTATCTTTTACTTGATCACCAATTAACTGCATATCATTCATAAATTGTTGAATATTAAGATTGCTTCTATCTGATACTTCCTCTTCTTCTATTTGTTCTTTAATTTTTTTTGCCATTTTCTTTTTTTAAGTTTATAAATTCAAAGTGTTGTCTTTGCCTATGTGTAGTTGCTATCTTTCCTCTTCTTGTTAATTCATGCTTTCTTTCTCCTTCAATTCCAGCTCTTGTTCCTTGAAATTCATTTTCTAATCCTGCTAACATAACTTCTTGAGTATTTTTTGTTCCTTCTCCTGAAAAATCTTCCCAATCTCCTGTAACAACAACATCATCTTGATCAACTACTGGATTTCCTCTATTACATTCATGAACATAATCAGTAGTATCAAATCCTACTGTATATCTTTGGTCACAATTTGGACATATTTTTATCGGCATTATAATTTCTCCAATATTCTTTTTTTACTTTCTTTTTCTTTTTCTATTAACTTCACCATACAATTGCCACATATCCAATTATCTCCATAAGCAACAAATGCTTCATTCTTACATTTTTCAACTGCACATTCAGGTCTTTGCATTTTTTTCTCCTTTTTCGTTTGATAAAAATACTTCTTTATCTTCTTTATTATTTAAAAGAACTTCTAGTATATAAGCCAAAATATAAGATTGCTGGTCAACAACTAATCTTATATCTTCTTCGAATGCAAAAAGATATCTTCCTTCTTCATACTTATATAAGTTTTTGTATATTTGTTCTACCATTTTAAAATATTTTTGTTCTATCTGTATGTTCATACCATGTTGCTTTAAATGATACTGTGTTGTCATCTGATGCTGAATAGAAATCTCTCCTATATGTTGTTCCACTCTTGAATACTAATTCATCCCCTCTTGATGAAACTCCCCCAATAAATTCTTTTTTAGAGACTGCACCTCCAGTTACTGCATCCGATATTAATAATCCCCCTGTTCCACTAACAGATTTATAGATTATCATATCTGAGGTATTTGGACTATTTCTATTATTACTTAATGGTGTTATCATTATTCCCCCACTGATTCCAGCATCTTCATATAGTTTAGTGTCCAAAATTCCATTAGTACCTATCTCCCAAGTGAAATGTGACCATCTAGAACCATTTGGAGTCATTAAACCAACTTGTAATCCTGGAAGAACACTACTTCCTAAGACAACATGCCCTTCAATATAATAACTCCTGCCACCATGAATCTCGTGATGTTCTTGTTCAATAGTAGTTAATCCATATGTACTTGCATCTAATTGCATTGGACCTAAACCATCTGAACGAACTTGAACATTGCCCATTATATCAGTATTAGAAGCTTCCTTACTTCCAGTTACTAATAATTCGGCTTGAGGAGTAACCATAGCCATTGGACTTCCTAATGTTGGATGAGTTATCTGTCCCATTATTTCAATTCCACAACCGGACCTAAAGTACATCTACACATTGGATGTTGAGGTATATCCGGATGATTATTTATTTCATATATTTGACCATTTAATCCTTCACAAATTTCACATGTTCTATCACCAAAAGAAGCAATCCATTTTACTTGTTTTATTCCACTTTCTTTATAAAACTTAACAGCTCCTGAATTTGCCATTCTTGTCACTTCACTTCTTACTATACTAATCGCTCTCTTATCAGCACTTCTTGATAGTATCGGCAATCCAGAAGCACCAATTTTAATTTCACCTTCAGAAGTCATTCTATATAAGTCTTTTAATGCAACACTCTTATCAACTTCCTTTGCCATTGTCTTTAATCCTTTTCCTTTTTTAAATCCAGTATCTAATATTCCTCTTAGTTTCTCTACTTGAGTATTTGTTAAATATCCTGCTTCTAATTCAATCTCATTAACTGCTAATATCTGAGCAAAATCATAATCAGATAATACATTTCCAATATGTGCTAAATATTTTTTATAATTAAATCCTAACCACTCTTCAATATCATTTAAGTCATCCCAACTTTCTATACAATGTTTACATTCTTTCTTATATTCATAATTCTCATTCTTTTTCTCTCTTTTAATTTTAACAATAATCTTTTCTTTTGGTTCTTCTACATTAACTGATTCTGTCTTTCTTGAAATCCTAAATGAAGGTATTAGTGAAGTTCTCTTTAGCTTTTGTTTTACAGTTCTTGGCTTATTTATCTTTTGTTTAATCTCTTCAAACTCTTTTTTTAAATCACTATCTACTCTAACTTCTCTATCCTTAGTATTGTTTTCAGCCATTTGTTTTATAATTTGTTTTATGAAATCAGCATCTTTCTCTTGTCTATCTTTCTGATCCTTAGTTAACAATTCTTGTTGTTTAGATAAATGTTCTCCTCTTTTTTGTTCTTGTTTAGTTAATATCTCTATAAATGATTTAAAGAATTCTTCAGGTTTAGGTTGTTTAGGTTGCTGAACTTTTGGAGCTACTTTTTGAGGAAACTTAGCATTCTGACCAGGAACTATAGGTTGTGCTTGATCTTCCAATCTTTTTCTTTCTTCCTCTTCTTTAGCTTCTTGTTCCAGCTTTATTTTTTCCCACTCATCCTTATCAAACTTTAATAAATTAATCATCTCATCTTCTAACATAATATTCATTGCTCCAGAAACAGTTGGTGATTTCATCATCTCAGCAATTAAAGTCATTCTTGATTCTGTTTCCATTACACTTGGTGTTCCCCATTCAAATTCAACATGAACATCTAATCCATTTACAGCTAAAACTCTCTTGAATATTTTTTCTTCTATAATCTTTTCTAACTCAGCTTGAATAGATTGTATTCTTCTTTGATATGCTTCCATCTCTACTTTTGCTATTCCCATATTAATGTTAGACATTCCTAACAAAACACCAGGAGTCTGAAATGCATAAATAAGCATATTTAAATCATGTTCTAATATAGAATTAAACTTATCACCAATACTTCCAAAATCAACAACCTTTAACTCAACTAACGGATCTGTAGCCCAATTAGTCTTCTTATTCATAGTTTCCATTGTTTTACTATATGCTGCTACATCTGTTGGTTTAGGAATAATCTTTATATTACCATCAACCTTTCCTAACTTTGCTTGAAGAGGACTATTAGCTTTTCTCTCCATAAGATAATGCTGATCCTTTTGCATTCTTAATAGATTATCAATTAATTGCATTGCTGGATATCCAATACCCATTCCATAAGCATCGTCACCTACAACATTAAATGCGAAGTGAGCAATTTGATCAGGATTAAAATGAATTACTTTTTTACTCTTTGTTAAGTTATCTAAATTAAATCCTTTAAAATCTCCTCTATATTGATTATATCCTTCTACTTTCCCTTTCTTATCTCTTTGAACATATACATGATTTGAATTAAGATTCTTTAATCCATTAACACCTTCTTTCTTACTTCCACCAATCTCAATTATTCCATTTCCTTTCATCAATCCTTCTTTAGTCCATCGTCTTCCAATTGTATCCCAACCAACATCCTGCATAAAATCTTCTATAATTTTTAATGCTCTTGCATCATCACATTTAACATAATATCCACCACCCCAAACAAAATCAACATATTTATCGATAACAGCTGTATAGAAACCAAATTTCTTATAGAGATTCTCCATCATTAAAAAATCAAAAGGATGCTCTTCTCCTAATTCAGCAGGAAATCTAATCTTATTCTGTTCAACTTCGCCTTTAAATTGTTCTGCTAAGTTAATAACTCCTGCTTCATTCATATCAGATAAAACTGGTTTATAATCTATTTCAATTATAGGTAGCTCTTTTGGTTTAAACGGACTCCACATATAAAATAAATAAATTTATTATTTATAAAATATTATTTTTAAATTATATAATTAAAACAATGTAGGTCTCCATCCACTTTCATCCTTACATGCCCAACAAGCTAAAGCTAATGCATCTGGATAATCATCATGTCCTTTTTCTGAATGATGAATCTTCACATCACCACTACTCATAATCTCTCTTCTCAAATCTCTTAATTGAAATATTAACTTCTTATGATTAGGAAAATTAATCCTTCCTTGCGACATTAGCTTCTTGAGATTAGAATACATATCCATTTTAGATTGAGTTGTAAATCTTATAGACTCAACTCTAAAATCATCACTATTAGTACCACTAAGTGTTTCTCTTACATGATCCGCAGGCCCTTCTCCCATTCCAGTTTTATCTAAACAAATCTTAAAATAATTATAAT